ATTTGACGCCAGTTCGGATGAGTATTATGATGAGCTTGACAGGCGCGTTGTTGACACTTTTCCTAACAAGGTAAAGCGAGAAACAGCGCAACCTGCTGAAACCAGAGTGCAACGTCCCGTGCAAGCGGTTGCACCTGCTACCCGGTCCTCCGGGGTCAATACCGCACGCCGCTCCGTTCGACTTTCACCAAGTCAGGTAGCGATTGCTAAAAAACTTGGCGTTCCTCTTGAGGAATATGCCAAATACGTGAAGGATTAAATCATGGATAAGACACAAGTACCCTCGTTAGATCGCAAAGCTCGCACGTCCGATGGCCGTGAGGCAACTGCGCGTCGTCGCCCATGGGTTCGTCCTTCTAGACTTGATGCTCCTCAACCTCCAGAGGGGTATGCGTATCGTTGGATTCGTTCGGAAGTTAACGGTTTTTCTGACAAACAGCATGTGTTTGGTAAGTTGCGCGAAGGCTATGAACTCGTTCGTATAGAGGAATTGCCGGAAGAGCATCGTGACTACATGCCTACTGTCGATGATGGCAAATACAAAGGCGTGGTTGCAGTAGGGGGCCTTATGCTTGCCAAGATTCCGTTGGAGACCAAAGAAGAACGAAACGCATATTTTCTGCAAAAGGCAAGAGAGCAGATTCAAGCAATCGATAATGACATGATGAGAGAAAATGCACATGGGAGCATGCGCATTGGAAACCCTGAACGGGACTCACGTGTAACTTTTTCTGGCCCTCGTAGTTAAGGGCCGGGTTGACCCTAATCTTTTTGGAGAATTTCAATGGCTAACACAAATAAAGCCTTTGGTTTTCGTCCGGTAGGTCGTGTGGGTAGCACTGTTGCAAACCAAGGCAATACTTCTTACAGTATTTCCAGCAACTATGGCACCGCGATTTTTCAGGGCGATTGCGTTACCTTGTCTGGAGGCTACGTTAACATAGCTACCTCTGGTCCGTTGTTGGGTGTCTTCGTGGGTTGTCAGTATACTGATCCAACCACCAAGAAAACCACGTTTAAAAACTACTACCCGGGCAGCATCGTTGCTTCGGACATCGTTGCTTTTGTTGTTGACGACCCGACTTCCTCGTTTGTTGTTCAGTGTTCGGGCATCGCAGCTGTTACGGCCGTTGGTCGTAATGCAGTGATTGTCACGTCCACTTCGGGCAGCACCACCACAGGCATTTCTGGCCAACAGGTCGATGTTCCGGCCACGGGCAATGCTACTTACGCATGGAAAGTCATTGGCGTGTACAACGCTCCGGGGAATAACGATGTGCTCTCAGAGTACGCAGAGCTTATTGTTAAGCCGAATAACCATCTTTATGGTGCCAGTACCGGCACTGCGGGAGTTTAATCATGGCCATCACTCGTGCACAACTAGTAAAAGAGCTTGAGCCCGGACTGAACGCCCTGTTCGGTATGGAATACAAGCGTTATGAGAACGAACACGAAGACATTTTTGATATTGAATCGTCTGAGCGTGCGTTCGAAGAAGAGGTGATGCTGACGGGCTTCGCGGCCGCTCCTAACAAGGCGGAAGGTGCCGGGGTTGCGTATGACATGGCAAACGAGTCGTTCACGGCTCGATACACCCACCAGACTGTTGCACTGGCTTTCTCGATCACCGAAGAGGCGATTGAAGATAACCTGTATGACCGTCTGGCGTCGCGTTACACCAAGGCGCTTGCGCGTTCGATGGCTAACACCAAGCAGGTCACTGGTGCAAACATCCTGAATAACGCATTCACCAACTCTGCTGCTTACTACGGTGGTGACGGTGTACCGCTGTGCTACAACGCGCACCCGACGGCCCTTGGCCCGACGTTCTCGAACACCCCCAGCGTCGCTGCTGACCTGAACGAGACTTCTCTCGAACAGGGCATCATCGATATTGCCGGGTTTACGGATGAGCGTGGTCTGAAGATCGCTGTCATGGCAATGAAGATGGTCGTTCCGAAAGAGAACCAATTTACTTCTGAGCGTCTGATGAAGTCCACGCTGCGCACTGCAACGGCGGACAACGACATCAACGCGATCAAGTCGATGGGTCTTGTTCCGGAAGGCTGGTGTGTCAACCACTTTCTGACGGATACCGATGCTTGGTTCCTGATGACTGATGCGCCTAACGGCCTGAAGATGTTCCAGCGTGCACCTATTCGCACCGCCTTCGAGGGTGACTTCGATACCGGCAACGTGCGTTACAAGGCTCGCGAGCGTTACAGCTTCGGCTGGTCTGACCCCCGTGGTATCTACGGTTCCCCGGGCGCGTAAGGAAACAAGGGTGGATGGCAGACTGAAGAACTAGCCATTAAAAGACAGCTTAAAGCGTCCACCTGTTTTACCAATCTGGGAAATTTTACTTGCACAGACTGCCCCCAGCAGACGTTGTAGAGACTGTGTGAGGATGTGCTACAACACAAAGGAACTGCCATGGCTCAAACTACATTTACTGGCCCCGTTCAATCCTTGAACGGCTTTATCGGCGGAACGTCAGCTTCCCCCATCTCTGTTACCACTGCACAGAACATTTCTAGTTCCTATGGAACGACTTCTGCTACCACGGGTGACACGCGTCTCAACTACAGCAAGCTGACCTTTACCAGCACTGGTTCCGGAGAAACCATCCGTTCATTTTCCGTTGTAACTGGCGTAAATGCCGCAACGGGCGGGACCATTAACGGCTCACACATCAGCTGCTCAATTAACGGCGCGGGCACGATCTCTGGCGCTGCCAATGCAATTCGTGCAACTCTCGGTGGTTCTTCAACCAACCCGGGCGGCACTCTGGCGGCTTTGCAACTGGATTCGGATTTTGCATCCGGCGGCACTTGGTCAAACGCTTCGTTCCTGCGCGTTACCAACTCTGGAACAGGCGAAGTGGGCAATTTTGCGTTGATGCCCGCGGTGAGCGCGACCGGCGTCTTTCGTGCAAAGGTCGGTAGCCCGGTTGTTACCCACACCATCCCTGTTATATCGGGCGGTACAACCTACTACATCATGGTTTCGACGGTTGCGTAATGCAAATCACCCAAGAGTTTCTTCAAGAAGAAATCGTTAAAATGGAAAAGCAACGGAACCACGCACATGACGTGGCCGTTGCTTCCCAAGCAGCGGTGGATACTATGAAGGCGCTATTGATGCGGTTAGACGCTCCGGACCCCGTGGAAAAAGACCTTACATTTGCTGCTCATGGTCTTCCTGATCCATTGCCGGTAGAGAAACAGGAGGACTGATATATGAGTTTTCAATATGATGTAAAGTCGTCGCATAAAGCTAGTTCAGGTGCAGTAGTAGCGAGTGGCCGCACACGACTAAAAGGCGGCATTGTCTGCCCGTCGGTCACATCCACTGCGCACATGGTATTTGCCGAGAATACGCCTACTTTGGCGACTTATTCGCAAACTACCACGGTTATTACGGTCACCATGGCAAATAGTTTTACGGTAGGTGACCGAGTTTGGTTAACCATCACTTCGGGCAGCGCAGTCAGTGCCGCGTATGCTATTGCAACGGCCAACGCGTCAACTTTTACAGTCACTGCCGCGTCCGCAACCAATTCGGGAAACGTGTCGGTGTATTCGTCAATCCTGTTGGAAGTGGACACGACGAATGCAACGACGTTCTCTTTCACGTGTCCCGGAGACGGGATTTTGGCAGAATCGGGGCTGTATATAGGTGTCCCAACATCCGTTACCGCAACCGCCTTTTACGGCTAAACCAAGGGGTCAAGAATGGACAATTCGATGAAAAACACCAATCGCCATAAACTAATGGCAATGGGAAAACCGATTAAAGCGGCTAAAGGTGGGTCTATGTCCATGGGCAAAGGGATTATGTCCATGGGTAAAGCTCCCATGCGGTCCATGCCTGTTGCCGATGCTTTTCCAATGCGTAAAGCAAAAGGTGGATCAGCAACTGCGGATCGTCAGGGTCGCGCGCTGATGGCGGGTAAGATGGCCAAGAACCTGCCGATGATTGCCCCGCAAAGCGCTTATGCTAAGGGCGGTGAAGCCAAGCCGTCGTCCTATGATCGCAAGCAGGACATGGCCATGCAAAAGCATGCGAACAAACCGATGGGCGTGGCTCATAAGGCGGGCAAAGCCAAAGGTGGAGTTATGGAAAAAAGTTCTGGCGAAAAATACATGAGCAAAGCTGCTATGAAACGTCACGAAGCCAAGGAAACGCCTTCGATGGAAAAAGCCGAGCACAAAAATTATGGTGGAATGGCCCGAAAATTTCGGTCTAAAGATTAATTTAGGGGAATCACATGGAAAACAGAGGTCATAAGCGTGGTGTAGGCGCTGCAATCAAGGGTTTTGGCGCAGTGATGTCGGACAGCACGGAACAAGCCAAAAAACCTGAAAAGGTGGATGTGGATTTTGATTCGCAAAAGCTGCAAGGTACGGTTGAAAACCCCATCAGCAAGCGTATTCCGCAGCCTACTAGCTGGTAATGACCACATCTGGAACAACCACGTTCGATTTGGACGTGGACGAACTAATTTCCGAAGCGTTTGAACGCTGCGGTCTTCAAGTTCGTGCGGGCTATGACATAAAAACGGCTCGTCGATCCCTGAACCTTATGTTCTTGGACTGGGCGAGCCGGGGCCTTAACCTCTGGACAATTGAACAGCGCACCTTGGCCTTGGTGGCGGGGACTTACGAATACACCCTGCCCGCGGACACGGTCAATGTGCTGGAAGCCGTAATCAGATCTACATCAAACGGCGTGCAAACCGATATTACGTTGAACAGGTTTAGTCGAGCCGAGTGGTTGCACACCCCAGTCAAGGTGGCTACGCAATCGCGCCCGGCGCAGTTTTACGTAGAACGAACAATTAGTCCAAAGGTGTACTTTTACCCGAATCCGGATTCGTCAACGACCTATACCTTTGTGTATTACGCGATTCGTAGGGTTCAGGATGCGGGCAGCTATACGAACACGATGGACATCAATTTCCGGTTTTTGCCGTGTTTGGCTTCCGGATTGTCGTATTACATAGCAATGAAGCGCGCTCCAGACCGCATTGTTATGTTAAAACAGATTTACGAAGAAGATTTCCTGCGCGCGGCGCAAGAGGACAGGGACATCGCAAGCGTTTATCTGGTCCCTGACCGGACGATGTTCTAGAATGTATGCACAAGGCAGGCAATCAAATGCTCTGTGCGACCGCTGTAACCAGCGCTTCCTTCTTAGCGAGCTAAGAAAGGAATGGCAGGGGTTAAAGACCTGCCCGTTTTGTTACGAACCAAAGCACCCGCAGCTAGAGCCTCGTCGTAACGTCTCTGATGCAATCGCTTTGCAAGAACCGCGGCCGCAACCCAAAGAACCGTTGGATGTGTTTGTAGGCGCTCCGGGCAACTCGGTGTTTTCTGCAACGGGAATGGTTCCTGATGCACAAAACGATTTGGTTTTAGCGCAGTGCATGCTTAATTCAGTTACTGTGGTAATCACATGAACTATACGCAATTCACCGACAACATTAAAAGTTACATGGAAATTGATGCCACGGTTTTCACGCCGACGGTGTTGGGTAACTTTATTCTTGTCGCTGAGAACCGCATCATGCGCGATGTCGATTTGGATGCGTTCAAAGAATATGACATTGCCACAATAGGCACGACGCAGCCCAAAATTGCGGTGCCCTCGGGCTTTCTGTTTGCACGGTATCTCCAGTACATCCCGACAAGTGGAGACCGAGTATTCCTTGAGCAGCGGGACATTAGCTTTATGACGGAGTACACGGCAAATACCAGCACAAGCTCTGCTTCGCCAAAGTACTACGCGTTGTGGGATCAATCCACGCTGTATATCGCGCCTGCTTTAACGGGGTCGTTGAATTACCAGCTAGAGCTGGCTTACTTTCGGCGCACCACGCAGCTGTCCGCGGCCAACCCCAACACGTGGCTCTCGGACAACGCTCCGGAGGTCTTGACATATGCTGTGTTGGTGGAGGCGTATCTGTTCACCAAAGGTCCGTTGGACGTTCTAGCGCAGTTCCAGCAACGGTATACGGATTCCGTGCAGAAGCTGGCCATGGAGCAACAGGGGCGCGGACGTCGCGACGAGTTTCGGGATGGGATGCTTCGTGTTCCATTGGTCTCGAACCCCCCGCCGTATGCGCGTGGAGTTTGATTTTTTTAAAAGGAGAACGATATGGCAGGTTTAACACAGGCAATGGTCACCAGTTTCAAGGTGCAACTGCTTACTGGATCACACAACTTTACGACATCGGCTTCCCCCGCTTACAAGATCGCGCTGTTTAAGGCGAATGCAAGCATTGTAGGGACGTATGGTGCCGCAACGACCAGCTACAGCAGCATGACATCGGACGAACTGGCCAACGGCAGTGGGTATACCACGGGTGGAAACACGCTGGTCAACGTGACCCCAACTTCGGGCGGCACGACGGCATTCACAGACTTTAACGACTCAAGCTGGTCGTCGGCGACGTTCACAACGCGTGGTGCGATGATTTATCAGGCATCGACCAATTACGCGGTGTGCATTCTGGACTTTGTAACGGACCAAGTGGTGTCCAGTGGCACGTTTACAATTGTGTTCCCGACCGCGGGCGCAGGCACTGCGAT